GGACTATACGGCGCTTGTCGTGGGCAACGGCCAGCTGAACCAGATGAGCATGAGCGACAAGGCGGGCGCGCTGAACTGTATGCACGACCAGCAGGCGGTGTTGCTCAAAAGATTATGGCACTACATCGTCCGCAGGCTGACGCCGCTTGAATGCTGTCGGTTGCAGGGTTTCCCGGACTGGTGGGAAGACGGCGTGGACGGAAGCGACAGCGCGAGATACAAGATGTGGGGCAACGGCATGGCGCTGCCGTGCGTGCTTTACGTGATGGAGGGGATAACGGATGGCGTTAGTTGAGTATGACCTCTTCGGGCAAAAGCGGGACAAGGTGCAGACGGCGATAGACCGGCTGCGGGCGTTTGAGCCGAAAGATGGGTACTATGTCGCGGACAGCGGCGGGAAAGACAGCTCATGTGTCGTCAAGCTATGCGAGATGGCAGGGGTTAAGTTTGACGCTCACTACAACGCGACGACGATTGACCCGCCACAGCTTGTACGCTTTATCCGGCAGAATCACCCCAAAACCGAAATCGAAAAGCCTGAGTATACCATGCGAGAGCTGATCGTCAAAAAGCAAATGCCGCCAACGCGATTGATGCGCTACTGTTGCCAACACCTCAAAGAGCTGCACGGTAAAGGGCGCGTCGTGGTTACGGGCGTAAGGTGGGCAGAGAGCGGAAACCGCAAGAACAACCAAGGGCTTGTGACGTTTACAACCGCGTCCAAAGAGCTAAACAACGCAGCGGATTTGAGCGGTGCAGAGCCGAATCGAACGAGCAAAAACGGGCTGATACTCAATACCGATAACGACGAGAGCCGCAGAATGGTTGAGATGTGCTATCGGACGCACAAAACGCTTGTCAATCCGATTATTGACTGGACGGACGAGGACGTGTGGGAGTTCATACGGCTCTGCAACGTGCCGTACTGCGAGCTGTACGATTGCGGATTCAAGCGGCTTGGCTGCGTGGACTGTCCGCTGGGCGGCTCTACGAGCATGCAAAGAGAGCTTGAGTTTTTCCCGCAGTTTAAGAAATTTTACATCCGCACTTTTGACGAGATGCTGGACGCGAGGCGAAAAGCGGGAAAATCCATCAATAGGCATTGGACGGACGGTGAATCGGTCTTGCGCTGGTGGGTGGGTAAAGGTGGAGAGAGCAAAGATGAGTTGCAACTTGGGATTTTTGATGAAACGGAGAAAAAAACGGACGGCTGAAAGTTGCCGGCAACTTAAAAAATGCAGCTATTTTTTAAATTATGCCCCGGACGAGGGCGGATAATGAAAAGCCGAGCAAGTTAAAGGAGACCAGCTATGGACGAATATGGAAGGTTTGATTTGAAAGAATGCGCGGACGCGCTATCCGAAGCGATTGCAAAAGCGAAAGAGAAAGCGGGAATGCCGAAGTTCAGCGAGTTAAGCGGCGAACGGGAACTGATGGTTTACACGGGCGGCGAGTGCGCGTACACGCTGGGCTGTACGCCGGAGGTGATGGACAAGGACGACCTGCTGGCGGCGATTCAGAACGGCGAGATAGACAGGCACGGAATTGTGGTTTATCTGGCAGAGAAGAACGTCGCACATTTCCGGGAGGACGATATCCGGGACATGGTGGAAAGCATGATGGAATCCGCCGAGCAATACGAGGACTGGGACGAAGACATGATGGATGATATCCACGATTCGGTAGAGACGAAAGCGTTTTTGCAATATCTGAATGGCCGCGCCGAAGCTCATGCAACCTATGACGCGGGACTGCGGGTGGAGATGGACTGTGAGGTCAGAAACGGTGAGTGAAACGCCGAAATGCCCGTATTGCGGGGGAGAGATGGTCTACCAATTCGATTCAAGCCTCATGACCAATAAGGGAAAAATCATTTATCGAGGTTATTTCTGTTGCCCGAACTGCCACAGCAGAGCGCCGGTT